GGGCCGGAGAAGGTAGTTCTACCCATGATGTATTCCTTACATGCGTGAAGCGTATCAATCTTGCATGCCAGTCAGCCGGGACTGTTTGATACGCCGGTAAACCCGGAATACTTGCAATATACACTAAAAGAAAAAGGAGCACAAGGCTCCTTTTTCTATACGCTCCACCTGTACGCTTTTTAAGCGCCGGGGCTTCCAAAAATACCAAGTGGATCGCTGACCCCGAACGAATACCGTTCGCGTGCTTTGTACCGAGAATTTCCGGTATCAAAATCAGCATCCATGCCGGTCTGCATAGGCGTACGCACAAAGTGCTTCAAGCCGTTAGGCACGTCGGTGCATAGGAACCAAGCGTTGGGGTCGGTCATGTAGTGGTTAACGGTGTAACCTTCTGGAATCGAACCCATCGTCTTGATAGCGTTGATATCGTTATCCGCGGTACCAACACGCAACTCAGTCTTCAAAAGACGTTCAGCAACGAACTGCAAACCGGGTGGTACGACCAACTTACGGGGCTTGGCAGCAATCAGCAAACCACGTTCGTCTGTCCAGCCAGCGATCTGAATAACGGCGGCTTCCAAAGAAGTCTCGTTCAAGTCAGCAGCTACCGTTGGGCGATTGCTGTTTACACCACCGCTGACCAATGGGTGGGCTGTAGAACACAGAACCACACCGTCGCCATAGGAAGGACCACCAGAAAACGCTTGGTTCAGAATAGAAGCAGCTTTAACTTGCTTCGTGTACGCCATAGCGCGAGCCAATGCTTTCGTGTAGCGGCTGGACAGTGAGTCGTACAAGTTGTCTTCGATAGCCTCTTCGGTCAGCGAGAAACCCATAGCGATAGTCTCATGCACGTATCGTGCAGTCCATGCTTCTTGTGCATTGTCGTAAGCTAGTGCGGAACCCTCGTTTTTAACGGGGGCAGCAGAGAAACCAGACAGTTTGGTTTCTTCTTCGAATGAACGCTCGGAAGACTCTTGTTCAAAGATTTCCTTGTGCTCTTCGCCGTACTTTTTATACTCCAGACCAAACAATGCGTTCAGGCCGGGGAGCAACTCTTTAAGTAGTTGTGCGCGTGAAATAGCCATGATTTAGTTTCCTTTAAACACCAGTGGTGTTGTTGTACTGGTGAGTGTTGAGTTTCACCAGAAGTTCAGGATAACCCGTGGCGGTAATCGTGGCAGGAACCACGTCAATAACACGAATTGGGAGGGTAGCTGCGGTGCCTTCGGAGCCAGCCAATATAGACTGACCGGAGTCGCCTGTATTGGTATTGCCAGCGCCTTGGATTACCGACACGTTTGCGCCACGAGCTGCAATGGTAGTACTAGATACTACGACACTACCAGCATCAGTCACGGCTACTTGGAACTGCGCCATCGGGTCATCAACAACGACCGCTTGAGCGTCCGAAGCGATAGTGCCAGAAGGCCAGTACTGTGCGTTGCGTGGCTGCTTGGTCGACGGGTCAGTGTACTGACAGCCGAGAAAAACGCCAATCATTGCACCTGAAGTGGTACCAGTAAATTTTTCAATTGTGCCACCTGTGACCAACGTCACCAGATCACCGTAGAAAAGATTAGTAGCGTAGCCAGAAGCAATCGTCACTAGACGAGTTGCACCAGCGTACGGCATACCATCAATACGGTTAACTGGCTTGAAGCCATAGGGAGCGGAAACAGTGGGGTAAGCCATTTTTCAAACTCCAAAAAAGTTAAATTCCTTTACCGAAACTGACCTTCGTTTTTCGCTCGTTAAAAAGCGGCATACGGGGATCACTTTCGCGCATGAGACTGTGGTCGACAGAACGGATTTGTTCGCTAGCCTCATTACTAAAGAAGGCATTGCGTTCAGAAACCATTTCCGAGGGGGCTTTACACAACAGCAAACCACCAATCAAAATGTTGTCCTTGAAGCGTTCATTCTCTACGCCGGAGACACAACATTCTGGATGATCCGTTGCTTTGACGGGTTCCCAACCCTCACGGAGTTTTAAAGAAACATTCATGGGGTCAGCTTCATTTCGGGTACTAATGCGAACCCAGCGAAATTCATAGCCATCCTGTGGGTAAGGGTTGGGTAAGGTATCTGGACGAATCCAACTACGTTTACGGGCCGTTTTTTCACGAGTATCTTGTTCCCTAGTAAGTCTATTTTCAGCCATTTTGTTTCCTCATTTCCATTGCAACCTGTTTGGCGTATTCTTCCAGTGGTACTCCAAGCCTTTTAGATATAGCTACCTGCGTCTGCGTCAGAACAATTTTTCTGGGTGCAGTGCTGCGTGTAGCCGGGGCAACTACATTTGCCTTCCGACGGGGCTTGATTTCTTCTGGTTCCTCTTCTTCCTCGGCGGAGTCCGAAAACTCATCGGGGAAAACTTGTCGCATGCGAGAATCAATTTTCTCGTAGTAATCGTCAGATCGAGGATTAACACCTTGTTTAACCAACTTCTGATGCAACCCCAACGCGAAACTTGTCATTTCATCGTCTGGTCCAAACCACTTATTGGTTCTTTGCCAATCAGCGGCCCGGTCGTCTACGACTGCTGGGGCGAATACTTGCGTTTGTACACTACTTTCTTCTTCTTGTAAAGCAGGTAATTTAATGTTGTTTATTCGCTCCGAACGTAGTTTTGCATCCGTTAGCGCATCTTGTGCATCTACTACAGCATCGCTCTGGCCTGCATCGTAAGCGGTTTTAAACTTTGACTTGGCATCTTCCAACTCCCGACCGACAGACTTTTTGGCTTGTTCGAGCATAGCCTCTTGGTTCTTACCTACCGTACCCTTGAGCTTTTTGTTCTCTTCAACTAGGCGGCTGGCCATAGCCTCAAGCTCGTTCTTCTCTCGTTGGGCAAGCTCCGCGGCGCGGCGCTGGTCGTGGAACCCTTTACTAAAGTGCTGAAGGCGCTTTTTAACCTTCTCGGAATACTGACCAAGCTCTTCGTCAGTCAGTTCGTCCGGTGGTGTGGAAGCTTTACGATTACGATCTTTTTTGGGGGTATCGTCCACCACCTCAATATCGATATCGTCGTCGTTATCCTTCTCGACAGTGACTTTTACACTATCTTTATCGCCAGAAACATTTCTAAACGGATCTTCTCGACCGCCCACAATGATTTCTGCGGTGCCATCTTCTTTCATCTTTACGTCTTTGCTGGTGTCCCGATCGGGATCAGGAAAGCTAAAGGATACTGTTTCCATTACCATATATATTCCTTATGCACGCGTAATGCCACGCGGATCGGCCACGACTGCTTCGATGGAGTCGTCATTCATCAACCGGTACTCTACGCCGTTAACTTTTATACGCGTGCCAGAATTAGCACGGAATAAAACAAAGTCTCCTACCTTGCACCAAGGACCTGTCGGGTAGCGTTCCTTGTCTGAGTAAGCCTGATCGCCCATATCAAGCACAACTCCCGTAATAGTCATGAGTTGCTCTTCATATATGGTACGTTCAGCTTTAATAATGCCCAACTCATTAAAGGTTTGTTCAACCTGCGGCATTGCAATTAGCAACCGATACCCAACAGGTCTAGGCATCTGTGCTTCGATCTCCTGTTCGGCTACGGCGGTTTGAGTTTCACTCATCGTTATCTTCCTTCATTTGAATACGCAAAAGGTCTTGGGTTGTTTGAATAGCAAGTTGGAGACCCCGAACCCTACCTACTATTTCCCGGTAGTCGTCGAAGGATTTAGCTCCCCCGCCTACCAAGAACTGGGTTGAGGACGCAATGTCCTCACGAAACTTTTCAATCAGCACGTCATAGACAGTTTTAGCCATAGATTATTTTTTCCCGTCAGATTTAGGTGTGGCCAACACTTTTAATGCGTCGAGTTTTAGTCGCTGAGTATTCTGACTCTCCTGCGACTCCAAGCGATTGGTCTCCTTGCGTGCCTCAATCTTGACGCGCTCACGCTCTAGCATAAGTTTCTGTGCAGCGAGCTGCATGTCGTCGTTATGCTTTTGCGCGGCCAGCTGTGCATCCGCTTGTAGCTTCTGGGCCTTGGCCTGAACTTCCGTCTGCTTAGTTTGTACCTTGGCCTGCTCCAACTGGAACAGTGGGTCTTGCTGTTGCTGCTGCGCTTGCTGCTGCGCTGCTTGCTGCTGACGCGCCTGCGTAACCTGCTTACCCGCATCCGCCATAAGACGCGATAGCTGCACCTCAATTTCTTCCGGCAGATCTTCGTCCGGTGGTGGCAGTGTGACCCCCAACTTCTCTTCCAACTGCTTGCGATACTGGAACCCTAGGTGTTCTGCAATATGCGCTTGAAGCGCAGCCATAATCTGCTGGGCCATCGGGTTTTGGCCGATCGCGCCCATGATCGCCGGGTCTTGCATAAACGCTTGGTGCGCGGCAATGTGCGCATCGTGGTCTTGGTATAAAAACGCCTTAATTGGTTTACCCACCAGCGCTGACATATTCTCAGATACCGGATCGCGGGGTTTCTGGTCGTCGCTCGTCGGCACGATCTTATCTGCGTGTTTAACACCCAGTGTCTCGATCATCTGGCGGTGCAGATACGGTAAGTCGTAAATCTGTGGAGCGGACTGCGCCATCTGGAACACCGCTTGGTACTGCACCACGCGCTGAGCCATAGTCGAGCTATTCGGGTCACTAACTGGAATAACATCAACCAATGCGTAGTCACTACGGCGTGCCTGTACATGCCCCGTTTCCGGCTCATACACATACTCATCCGGTGCGTACTCTGCAATAATTCCTTTGAGTAACTTAAACTCATTTTTCATAGCAAAGTGAACGCGACTCTGTACTGCGGCCATCGGCTTTAGTGTGCGCTCCAACAGAGCCAACGTCGTACCTACTGGCGCATTAGCGCTCATGTCCGATATATTCATATCGCTGATCGCACCCAACCGCCGACCTTCTTCCGTTATCCGCTGCAACAGCGCAAGCAGAGTCTGGCTAGGCTCCTTGTACGGCAGCATCATAATGCTGTCTTTGACGTTGCCCGACGGCACATCAACGTCCCGGAACTCTCCCGGCTGGATTGGCGTGTCGTCACCCTTGATCCGCATACCGCGGGTCTTCAAACCACCGGGTAAATTAGACAGCGTACCAGCGTCAATCAGCTGGCGAATAAGCGCTGTACCTGCGCGGGCGTAACCGCCAATAATGTGTATTAGTCCCAGTCCATAAAACCCAAACCCCGGCACATACACATAATGTACAAAGTGGTTGCGCTTGAGCATGAGTGGGTCATCCTCATCCCAATTACGGCGGACTGACAGAACCTTGCTCGTACCTTTGTCAATAGTGACCACGTACGGCTTCATGAGATCATTCTCTTCGTCATCAACGCCCTGAATGCACAAGTTAGCGTGTATCTCTAGCAGCGTATACCGATTGTCGTCCTGTAGGGTAAACCCGCTCTGCTCAGCTTTCTTAGTCTCGATGTCCGTAGCCATACTGGTCGGTTCACCAAGATCGCAGTCAACATAGAACCCCGCCGCCTGAAGGCGAGCAATCTCGTTCTCAGTCTTGCGCATGACGTGCGTGACACGCTCCGCAGCTTCTAGGTGGCTCGTACCGTAAGGGACAATAACATCTTCTGCACTAATATATACAGAAGTCTGACGACCAATATTCGGGTCAAAATACACTTTCTTAAACGCAGAACCAGCCAAGCCCAACGAGTAGAGCATGCGCTCGTGCTCACTCCGATACTCCACCATACGCTCGGTGATCTGGTAATTCATATCCTCTTTGACGCGATCGGCAGCTTCTTCCTTCTCCTTGGTGGACTTACCAAGAATTTTTGTCCTGACAGGGCCAGCTGCGGGGAAGGTCTCACTCATAGTCTCCGCTTGGAACCGTATCGCCGCTTCTGCCAGCACCGTAGAAAACACTCCCGATGCACCGTCCCAAGGGTCTGTACGCTCCTCGTACTGGAACCCCAGTACTTCCATACCCTTGACAAACGTATCTGCCCATTCTTTACGAGCAGTTATATCTGTCTCCACCAAGTCAATGAGCTCCCCCGCCATCGTCTGCAACGCGCCCTCGTCAATAAACTCGGCTAAGTTCTCCCCAAACTCACCGTCGTCGTCGCGCTGTTTACTAGCTGGGTCCAAGTCAACCTCAACAGAGCCGTCAGGGAGCTCAGTAATATTAACCCCCATATCGTCTGGCATGATAATTTCCATATCCAGCTCCACCCCCATCCCCGACTCCGGCCCCATATCATCCGCGTTGTCGTCAATACCCCGCGGTGCTTGATATAACCCTTTGCTCATATCACTTGTGGCCATACTATCTCCTTAAATTAATAGTACCCACCGCGTCGGCGGGACTTAAAATACTTGATCTCATCAGGCTCATCCGTGGGCAACCTAATAAACCCACCTTGACGAAACCTCATCAGTGCCATAACTGTGGTATCCACCAAGTCGTCGTTTGCCATAAACGGGAATCCCGCAATCTCCTCGACAACTTCTTCCGCCCACCGTGTCTGGGGAACCCAGCACAGCCCGGACCTGACAATATCCGCTACTGAGTTTAACCGTGCTAACTTGTCCCCGCTACCCCGGTGTGGTGTGTATTCACCTACAGGTATGCCCATACGTCGTAATTCTTGGTATAGCGCAGTGCCCGATGATTTCTTCTCCACAATAAACGAGTCCGGCTCCCACTCACGATACTGCTCTATAGATAACTCTTTTAGCTCTGGGAACTCCATCCGCTTCTTAATCGCATTGAGCAAGATAATGTTGTAGGTGTTTGCACCCTTGCCGTCGAGCTCCTCATTAAAAAATACGCCCCATGTTGTGATCGCAGTATAGTCAGCACGGTTGTGGCTCTCCGCTGCCGCGTCCAGCGTCATGATGACGTACTCGCACTTGGGGGGATCTTCTTTAATCCACTCGTTCCACCACTCCCGCTTAACGACCGAAGCCTCTTCCGACGTGGGGTTCTGCTGGTACTGGGCGTTCCACTGAAACACCGGCATAGACGCTTTGGTTCTATGCAGTGCAGCTAGGTCAAAGAACTCCGGCCACAGCGGCTTTTCAATGATGGTCTTGGCACCGTCGACTTCTTTGGTAGTCTCGAATATCGCAGGGAACTCCACGACCTTATACTGGTCGGCCATATCGTTTTGGCCCATGTCCCGAGTAACGCGCCCCGACAAATCGTCTTGGTGCCAACGCGTTTGGATAACTGCAATCCTTCCTCCGGGCATCAGACGTGTACGTGCACCATAGGTAAACCAATCGTACGCCTTGTCAAACACATCAAAATTACCATTGATAATGTCCTGCTCGTTGTGTGGGTCGTCTACAAGCAACAAGTCTGCACCGCGGCCAGCTAGCGCCGATCCAACTCCGGTAGCGTAGTACTCACCCCCAACATTCGTGTTCCATCGTCCAGCCGACTTCGAGTCCGCTGCCAAACTTGTATTAGGAAATACTTCTTTATACAAGTCCGAGTCAATAATATTCCGCACCTTACGCCCAAAGTCCACCGCTAGGTCTGACGTGTGGGAAACCATCAACACTTTCTTGGTAGGGTACTTACCCATGAACCACGCCGGAAAATATATAGAGGCAAGCTGGGATTTCCCGTGACGCGGCGGCATGTTTACGCACACCCTATCCTCGCTACCCGAAGCAATGGCCATCAGCAGGTCCGCCAACACCCTATGGTGCTTGCCTACTTTGTAATCCGCCTGCATATGCTGGCAAAAAGCTATCAAATCATCGTAGCAGTCCGTAGCTAACCTACGTTTTTCCAATACATCGGCAATTTTCTCGATTTCTGCACGTTCTTCCGGGGTGTATTGGTCGAAATTGTCCAACATCAGCTGAATTTCAGCTTCCGTGAAGTCCAAAGTGTCCGATGCGCCCGCGCTAGTCGTCGGCATACGGTATTTCTTCAGCTTCTTCGACTTCCTGTGCAGCCTTGGGTGGGGAAAACCCTAACTCACTATCCAAGTCGACTACTTCGCCCTCAATAATAACGGCATCCTCTACGGGTTCGTCCCTTCTTATTAGACGTTGCAGCTTTGCCCGCAGCTTTTCCTTCAGCTCGTCGGTAGTCTGGTGCGTAATAGTCACTTCCTGCTTCTCGGAGAACAGTCCCACGTCAGAATGCTTGCCCAACAACTCTAACGCACGTATCCGTATGCGAGCATCCGGGTTCTGGGACTCCTCTAACAGCCTGTTTGTCACGAGATGCCTCATCTCGATCGCATGCGTAACTACTGCACGGCCATACTCGTCTAGATAAGAACGGATATTGATTAGTGATGCCGGGGTAACCTGCGCTGCTCGCACATGGTTAATCATTTTTGAAGCCTTGCCCGGATCTTCAGCATATGCAGTTGTGATTGCAGCTGCTGCTTCTTTATCCGCGGGTGTAGCTTCTGTATCAAGCCCATGCTGGGCCAATAACTCGATCGAACGGAACGCAGCCTCGGCCCGCTCTCGCAAGTCGATGATATCTATATCTGAAGTGAGCTCTATACCGAGCTCGGGTGTTAATTCAATTGTCATATCCGCAAGTCCTGAGACCGATTTTTACAAATATATCATAAAAAATTTTTAGGGGGGGGTCTTATTTTTGCACCGGGGGGGTCTCCTATAGGACGTATTTCAGAAAGTGCGCAACCATTCGTTTGTAATAGCAGACACGCGGCGCACACGGGACTCCAAAGTTATTTCGGGGGGTGGGGTACGGGTGGTATCGCCGTACCCGGCATTTCGGCCGCTTATCTC